ATTGATCGGCTTAAACGCTTCCCCTTGATATGGGAAGGGGCGGCCGGAGACGGGGCAATCACGCGAGAGCTTGAGGCGGTCGGCTTGTCGGTCGTCTCCTCCGATCTCGTGGACCGAGGCATGGGGGCGACTATCAAGGATTTTTACGATTTCAAACGCCGTCTCGCCCCGGCAATGGTGACAAACCCGCCATATTCGGAGGTTAATTGGGCCAATGGAAAGGGCCGTTGGATCACCCACGCAATGGAGGAGCTCGGCTTGGAGTATATGGCTCTCCTCCTCTCGTGGAGCTGGCCGGGAGCCGCCGGGCTTGACCGTATATGGGGGCGCTATCCGCCCGCTAGGGTTTATTTGATGCGTTTCCGCCTAGACTTCTCCGGGGCAGGTTCGCCGCCTCAACTCAACGCTTGGTTTGTTTGGGAACGTGGGTTCCAAGGCAATCCGGAGCTAATAATGTTAGACCACGCCGACGCTCGGCAAATAGAATGGAATATGGAATGAGCAAACAAAACCAAAGCTACAACTCCGATATCTTGAACGCGGAGGGCGGCAATACGGCCGAGAAACGCCTATGGGGCCAAGTGCTTTTGACGGCCCTAAATGACGCCACATATCAGGGTGACCAATCGCCACTCTTGCGTGAAAGGGATTTCGCCGACCGTTGGTTCCGTAGCGGCGGCGAGCGATTCGGGTTCGTTTGTCATATGGCGGGGCTTGATCCGGCCGCCGTTCGTAGTGCATACGTGGACGGGAGGATTGACGTCTCGCAGTTGAGCGCCAAGCGGCAGGGCCAAGCGAACGCTCTCGCGGACTGATATTCTCAAAGGAGGCGGGGCTTGGGGTCCCGTCCATCATTTGAGGACGCAGCATGGCGGGGCCAAGCGGCAAAAAGAAGGGCGAAAAGCCCCCGGCAAAGACCGACAACGACGCAAAAGACGAGGGCGGTCGCCCACGGATTGAGCTTGACGTTGACCTCCTCGCCAAACTTTGCCAACTCCAATGCAGCGCCAAGGAGTGCTCTCACGTCCTCGGTATGTCCGAGGATACGCTTGACCGCCGTCTCAAGGAGGAGGGTTGGTTGGGGTTTACCGAATTTCGGGAGGAGAATAACTCCTTGGGCAAGGTATCCCTCCGCCGGGCGCAACTTCAAACGGCCATGGCGGGCAATCACATCATGCAAATCTGGCTCGGCAAGCAATGGCTCGGGCAGACCGACAAAGCTCCGGAGCCGGACGACGAGGACCCATTGCCGCTAGAGATCAAGTTTGAGGTCCGAGAGGCCGTTGGAGACGTCCGTGTCACCAAATCTTAGCGCCCCGCAACATATTTTCCTCAACGAGCTTAACACCAAATTCCGGGCGTATGTAGGGGGCTTTGGGTCGGGCAAGACCTATGTCGGCTCCGTTGACGTCACTCTCTTTGCCGGGGCCAACCCGTCGTCCCGAATCAAGCCCGTCGTTCAAGGGTATTTCGCCCCGACCTATCGCGATATCATGGACACCTTTTGGCCGACGCTGGACGAGGCGGCCCATTCGTTGGGCTTCACGACCAAGACGCGCAAAGCCGACAAAGAGGTGGAGCTCTATCGCGGCAAGGTCAACTATGGGACGGTTATTTGCCGATCTATGGACGACCCGAGCGGGATCGTTGGCTTTAAGACGGCGCAATCCCTCGTTGACGAAATTGACATTCTCTCAATCGACAAGGCGACCAACGCTTGGAATAAGATCATTGCCCGGCAACGTCTCGTCCTGCCCGGCGTGGTCAACGGGATCGGGGTCACAACGACGCCCGAGGGGTTTAAGTTCGTTTACAACCGTTTCAAAAAACGGCGTCACAAGCTCTATTCCATGGTCCAAGCGTCCACGCATGAGAACCATAGTTACCTCCCCGAGGACTATATCGAATCGCTCCGGGAAAACTACTCGGACGCCTTAATTGACGCCTACCTACTCGGCGAATTTGTCAACCTTACGTCCGGGACGGTTTACCACGGCTACGACCGGGAGACCAACAAGAGCCGGGAGATTGTCACCAACAACGAGCCGTTGTTCATTGGGCAGGATTTCAACGTCGCCAACATGGCGTCCGTGATCTATGTCAAGCGAATGTCTCCGCACGTTGACGGGGTCGTCTGGCATGCCGTGGGGGAGTTATCCGGGCTATTCGACACGCCCGCGACGATCAAAGCAATCCGCGAGAAGTACCCGGAGAACAAGATTTACGTTTACCCGGACGCCACCGGGAAAGGTCGCAAAACCAACGACGCCTCCGTCTCCGACCTCGCTCTATTGCGTGGCGCGGGCTTTTCCCTCCGGGCGAAAAAGGTCAACCCGTTCGTCAAGGACCGCATCCTCTCCGCTAATCGGGCTTTCTCAAGCCGCCGCGTGATGGTAAACGAGGAAAAATGTCCCGAATATGCCGAGAGCCTTGAGCAACAGGCTTATGACAAAAACGGGATACCTGATAAGACGAGCGGCCACGACCATATGAACGACGCGGGGACATACCCTCTCGCATTTGAAATGCCGATCAAGAAACCCGTCGTCTCCGTAGGAATCGGATCGGCAATATAGGAGCCCGAAAAATGGCGATTGATTTCCAGCGCGACGAATACAAGGCAAAGATTAAAGATTGGCAGCTTGTGGACGATATGGTGGACGAGGAAAACCTTGACGGCCACCTCGTCACGCTCAACGAGGCGGACAAATCCGAGGACAATATCGCCCGGAATAAAGCCTATCGGGAGCGAGCGAGTTTTCTCGGCGCGTCATGGTTCACGCTCCAAGGTCTTATCGGCCTCGCATTCGCCACCCAACCAAAGCTAACGCTCCCTAAGTCGCTGGATTACCTCCTCAAGAACGCGGACGGCTCCGGCGTTGATCTCCTCCAGCAAATGCAACAAGCGACGGGCGAGGTCCTACGCAAAGACCGGGCCGGGCTCTTTGTGACCTTCCCGGAGACCGACGGACCCGTCACAATGGCGGACCAAGAGGCTCAACGCTATATCGCCACGATCCACTTGATTGAGGCGAAACGGATCATAAATTGGTGGAGGGTTACGGTCGGGGCCGAGTGCAAACTTGGCGGCGTTGTGTTCAATGACGGCGAGGACGTGGTGGCCGACTATGCGGTCAAAACCAAAGAGACAAAGCGGGAGATTGCCTTGGAGGACGGGGTCCTCGTGGACCGCAAATGGCATATGGTGGACAAGAAATGGGTCGTTTTGTCCGAGGTATTTCCTCGCGGCCGTGACGGCAAGTCCTTGACGTTCGTCCCGTTTATGTTTCTCGGGGCTCAAGACAACACGTCCAAAATCGGCAAGCCTCCCATGTTATCGCTCGCCCGCAAAAACCGCGACCATTTCCGCAACAGCGCGGACAACGAGGAAAGCGTTTGGTTTACCGGGCAATCCCAACCATGGGCCTCCGGGCTGGACCAAGAGACGGTCGCGGCATGGAAAAAAGAGGGGATTTATGTCGGCTCTCGTAAGGTTATGGCGCTGGGCGACGAGGGGCAATTCGGTTTCGCTACGGCCGACCCCAACACCGCCGCTCGCCAAGCTATGCTTGATAAGGTTGAGGAAATGGCCGCAATCGGCGCTCGCTTTATCAAGAGCGGGACGGTCGCCAAGACGGCGGCCCAATCCAATAACGAGGCGATTGTGCAACACTCCGTCCTCTCGCTCGTCTCGGTCAATGTCGAGGACGGCTATCAACAAGCGATTGAATGGGCGGCCATGTATCAGGCGGCCGACGGCGACGTGGAGGTCGTGCTCAACCGCGACTTTATGAAACCGGGCGTAACGGTTGAGCTTATGAGCGAATATCGCGAATGGTTCTTTAACGGGCTAATCGGGACGACCGAGCTCCACACGTTCGCCACTCGCGCCGAGATCGTTGACCCGGGCAAAACGCCCGAGGAATACGGCGACGAGGTTGAGGCTCGCGGGGGCTTGATCTCCGCCCCGGTCGGCGGGGACGAGTAAACCATGGGGACGCAACCCGATCTCCTCGTCCAAATAGCCTCCCGTCATGCGGTATATTTTGAGGGCTCAAAGACCCGTTACGTTGACGAGTTCGAGAAGTTCTTGCAAGCGATGCAAGACGACCTTGAGGCGCAAATCTCGGCCGTCCGCGACCCGGAGACCTTCAAGGGCCGACGGCTCAACGGGCTCCTTTCGGCTATCCGGAAAACTCTCGCCGGGGGCTTTGGGGATTACGAAACGTTTTGGCGCGAGCAAATTGAGGAGCTCGCAGAATACGAGGCGGGCTTTGAGGTCCGGTCGCTCTCCCAAGTGGTCAAGGCGGACTTTAACCTCCCGTCACCCTCGCAGCTCGTAACGGCCGCATTCGCTCGGCCGCTATCGGTCAAAGGGATTGACGAGGGCTCGCTCCTCGCCTCGTTCTATGAGACTTGGACGGCCAAATCACGCCGCCGGGTTGAGGGCGCTATCCGCATGGGCTTTGCCCAAGGCGAGACAACAAACCAAATCCTCCAGCGGGTCCGAGGGACGCGCCGCAACAAATACAAGGACGGGATCGTCCAGACAGTCCGGCGTGAGGTCAATATGATGGTCCGGACGGCCCTCCAGCACGTCGCCAACTCGGCGCGGGAGAGCGTTTGGGACGCAAATCGCGACATTGTTGAGCAAGTGGAGTTCCTCGCCGTTCTTGACGGTCGGACCTCGCACCTATGCCGGGGCCTATCCGGCCAACGCTTTGACGTGGGCAAGGGGCCAATCCCTCCGCTCCACATTCTTTGCCGCTCGACGCTTGTCCCGGTCCTCTCCGACGGATTGGATTTCTTGGACGGAGCCGGGCAACAGTTCTCCCGGGGCGAGGACGGCGTCAAACGTGTCTCGGCCGATCTGACCTATTACGATTGGCTCAAGACCCAAAGCGCCGCCTTTCAAGATAGCGTCGTCGGCGTCTCTCGCGGTCGCCTCCTCCGCAACGGAGGGATCACGTCCAAGCGGTTCTCGGAGCTCCAGCTAGACAAGAATTTTAACCCTTTGACGCTGGAGGATATGCAGCGCCTAGAGCCGCTCGCCTTTGAGAAGGCTTTCGCGAGCTCTTGACGAATTGGCCTATTCCCTAGAGAAAAGCCACACGACGCCCATTCCGGGCATTAACCAGCGGCCGGGCCGCTTCCATGAGAAAACGGGGTTTAACCATGGCAAACGACAACAAACAATTCACCCAAGCAGATATTGACGCGGCCGTTAAAAAGGCCGCCGACCTCCACACGGCCGACACCAAGGGCCTAAAGGATAAGGTTGACGAGCTCCTCGCAGAAAGCAAGGCGGCCAAGACCAAGACCAAAGCGGCCGAGGACGCAGCGGCCGAGGCGGCCCGCAAAGCGGCCGAGGACGGCGGCGACGTGGCAACCCTCAAGGCTTCATATGAGGCCAAAATTGAGACTATGAAAACGGACCACGCGGCCGAGCTGGAAGGCGTAAACGGGGCATTGCGGACGGCAACGATTGACGCGCAAGCTACCGCTATGGCCTCCGAGATCGCGGTCCCGGGCTCCGAGCGTCACGTCCGCCGGGACATACTTGATCGCATGGCCGCGAACATGGTAGACGGGAAACTACAAGTTAGCGTCTTGGACAAGAACGGGAAAGCCTCGGCAATGACCCCGGACGAGCTCAAGGCGGAAATTGCGGGCGATCCGGCAAATAAAAGCCTTATTCGTGCGTCAAATTCATCCGGGGGCGGGGCTCCCAATGCAGACGGCGGGGCCGGAGGCTTCAAACGATCCACTATGACCTCAAAGGACAAAGCGGATTACATCGACAAACACGGGCAAAAAGAATATCTCGCCCTCCCAAAAGAATAGGTAAAAGCCAATGGCCACCACTACAAACTCCGCAATGATTATCCATGATACTCTTGCGCAAACCTCTTACTTTGAAGCCTTGCAGGACGTCCTTGACGTGTTCAACGCGGGCTCCAATGGCGCTTTGATTATCCGCTCCGAGGTTATGCCCGGCGATTTCAACAAAGACGCTTTCTATACAATCCCGGACGGCATGGGCCACCGCGACGTCAACAACACTGGCGACGCGACGGCCAAGGCAATCGGGGCCGACGAGCTTATCGGCGTCAAAACGCCGTGGCTTTATGGTCCTTACGAGACGACCGAGGAGGCGTTCAAGCGTCGCGCTCGTTCGCCGGAGGAGTTCTCCGAGCTCATGGGCGCACACATGGCCCAGTCCATGATTGACTACGCTATCCAAGCCGCTTTCGCATCTGTGGACGCAGCTATTGAAAGTAACGCGGCGGCAATGTCCGTGGCGGCATCCTTTGCGACCGATCACAAAAAAGTCGTTACCAAAGGCCTCCGCACGTTCGGCGACCGTTTCGGCCGCATTTCTTTGCTCGGCATGGATAGCGCGACTTATTTCGATATGGTTGACGACGCTATCGGCGAAAAAGTCTATGAAGAAGCGGGCAACGTGATCTATGGCGGCATGCCCGGCACGTTGGGCAAACCTGTTTTGGTCACAGACAAGGCCCCGGCGAATAAGATTTTCGCCTTGCAACCCGGCGCGGCCGAGATTGTTGAGAGCCAAGCCCCCGGTTTGCGTTCTTATGATATCAACGGCAAAACAAACTTGATGCTTGGCTACCAAGCGGAGGGCGCGTTCAACGTCAATCTTTTGGGCTACAAATACGGCGGTACAGCAAACCCGAATCTTGCCACTCTCGGCGCGTCGGCGAGCTGGACCAAAGTCGCGGCCTCTAACAAAATGACTGCGGGCGCTCGTATCGTTCTTTCCTAAGTCGGGAACACCAATTAGGGCGGCTCTTTAGGGGGCCGCCCTTCTCGCTTCAAACCCAACCAACCCAACCCCAACGGAGGACACCATGTCCAACCCTCTAAAGCTAGTTTACACCGCAATCGCGATGCTTGCCGCCTCTCACATCAAAGCGGGCCACTCACAACGCAACCCGGACTATTTCTCGGGCGTTGAAAAAGACGTCGCCGCCGTTGTCGTTATTGGCGATTTCCCAGA